ATCTGGCGCGGACCGGTGACTCGATCAGCCAGTTGCTCGTCGTTGAGTATGGTCTTCGTTCTAAGAACGAGGCAGCCAACGGTAAAGTGACGGGTTGGGCACCTGCACCGTAAACGGTAATTGGAAAGGGGGCTTCGGCCCCCTGACCTTTTCGGAGACAACATGAAACTGACTAAGAAACATTTTGGCAAGAAGCCAGAAAAGAAACCTGAAGGGAAGAAGATCGACCCTATCAAAGAACTTAAACGTGCGTATGCTGAACCTACTAAGGTAGCCCGCGTTGGGGGGAAAGGGTACGTATAATGAAAACAATATTCGACCAAACGGAGCACATCAAAACGGTATATGAAGAATCTGCTGACCAAGTTACGCTTACTACTAGCCAAGACGCGCAACCAATACTTGACAGAAATGCGTATGAACGAAACAACCAAGTCAATGCCAATGCCAATGGACCTTTTGGGAGAAAGGTGGCGAGTGTACCCCTCGTCGTCTGGAGAGAATGGATGAAACAAACAAATGGCGATATCCAGAAAGACCCTGCTTTACTTGCAGCGTACTTGAATGACCCGGATAACGCCTACCTGAAAACACATAACAGCGTGGTTTAAATTATGGCACTATCAACTTACGATGAACTCAAGACCTCTATTGCCAATTGGGCCGATAGGGATGACCTTGGGAATTTCATACCAGATTTCATTCATCTATGTGAGGCGCGTTTCAATCGTGAGTTGAGACTGCGTTCTATGGAACAAAAGGAATTTGCGAACACTGTTGGAGGTCAGGCTAACTACGCACTGCCTGTTAACTACTTACAGATGCGCGAATTCAGACTAAACACAAACCCGACTATATCCTTGCAATATGTCAGCCCAGAAATCTATGAGGCATGGAATGTAGGTTCGGGACAACCAAAGTATTACACAATTATCGCAAATGAAATCCGGTTGGGTCCTGTTCCTTCCGGTGTTTACGAGATGGAGATGTTATTCTGGAGGAAGTTCCCGAATCTGACATCATCCATCACAACTAACTGGATGCTGCAGAACGCACCTGATGTATACCTCTATGGTTCCCTGTTAGAACTTGAGCCATTCATCCAGAATGACGGAAGGATTGCTGTATGGGGAGCAGGGTATGAGAAAGCGATATCGGATATCCAGTTACAGGATGACAAGGATAGGCACTCAGGTTCAGCACTGATGGTGCAGGACTGATGGCAAAGCCTACTTGGGAAGGATGGCCTGATGTCATCGCAGCCCAGAGAACAGATGTCACTACGCCGGGTCCCAAGTACCAAGGTATCTGGGAGAATGATTACCGAGACTGGATACCAGAGGTCTACGATACAGGCATAACATGGAACTATGTATCACCAGAGGTGAAGGGTGACGTAGATTTCGACATGACACTTGAACAAGAACTGAGCAGCATACGACACCTATGGGAACCTGTAGGCGAGGAGATTACCACATGGCAAGAAGTACCGTATCCAAAATAAACTTCAGTTCAACTTATAAGTTTGACTGTTACAGAGAAGGGGAACTGGTCTGGACTGAGACTCGTGAGAACCTCGTTGTTAATGAGGGGCTTGAACTGGCACTGGATGTTATCTTTGGTGAAAAGGATAAGCCGGTATTCTACGTAGGGCTGATTGCCAACAATGCTGCGATCATCCCAGAAGACACCATGTCCACCCACAACTACGTAGAGTTTGAGGGCACAGTTAATATCCATAGATCAAGGGCATACTTCGTCAAGGGTGAATTAAAGGACGACACATGGTCTTACGTTGCACCTGCCACGCAAGCAATGATCGGTGCCAACGGACAAATCTACGGGGCATTCCTCACAACTGGAGACATGAAAGGCGAGAGAGCGGGATTACTTTACGGTGCGTCACTGATGACCACACCAAAGACAGTTGTACCCGGCGACGCATTACTAATTACGATTACCGTCAAGGCTACAGGATAAGCATATGAAACCAACTATACCAGTAACCCAACCCGAAGATAGCGATATCATTGGTGAAGGCGCACAGGAGATACGCCTAACCAGACAGGGGCTTTACAATATATTCCCGATAAATCCTGATGACTTGGACTGGGAATGGACTGCCAACTGGTGGCCCGCAGGATCGCTGACAGGCGGTATGGACCCATCAGTAGACAACGACAATCCTCCTGTTAACGACGCATTCCAAGACAGGGCATTCCTGATTGGTGATCAGACGCTACGTTGGGACTACGTTATCCCAGATGGAAAGAACGCTATCTCCCCCGGCCCACTGGATATGGGTCAGGCAACCATCACAGTACCAGAGGGTGCTACATGGACTATCGTAGGCACAGAAGACCTTGATGTCCACTACCTCAGAGACTTGGAAGACGTTGATGTAGACGGCTCATCTGAGGGAGATGCACTGATATTCGATCAGGCAACCGGCACATGGTATGCTCATCCCGCACCTCAAGGTCCCCCGGGGCCAGAAGGTCAACAGGGTATCCCCGGACCCGAAGGGGCCAGAGGTCCCGAAGGTCCCAAAGGGGACAAAGGCGACCCATCTAATGTTCCGGGGCCAATCGGTCCTGACGGGCCTCAGGGGCCCATCGGACCCGAAGGGCCTCAGGGTGATCAGGGTGTGGGTATCCAGTTCCAAGGAACCGTTGCTACATCCACGGCCCTACCGGGATGGCCTAACTCATACACAGGTGCAGTTGGTGACGCATACGTCACTGACGATACCAACGATCTGTGGGTATGGGGTAGTGATGGAGCATGGCACAACTTGGGTCCAATCGAAGGCTCGCAAGGCCCTCAAGGTCCCCAAGGTCCCGCCGGAAATGACGGTGCAGCAGCCACAGTCAACGCAGGGACGACAACCACAGTTGCGCCCGGTGTTGATGCCAATGTAATCAACGTAGGATCGACAAGTGCAGCGATATTCAACTTTGAGATTCCCAGAGGATCAACTGGTCAGGATGGTGCAGATGGTCATTCTGCTACAGCAACAGCAGGAACTACGACTACTGGCGCAGCGGGAACCAATGCAAACGTCGTAAACTCAGGAACAACCACAAACGCTGTATTCGACTTCACCATACCAAAAGGCGACAAAGGTGATGACGGCATAGGCAAGAACTACTTTATCAGAACTAGGGCTTCCCCTTCACCAGAACTTGATCTGGTAGATGAAGATGGCGCTATGTCAACGGTGAAGTTCCTTGGCACAGATAACATCTACTCCACAACTACAAACGACGAGATTGTCTACCATGCAGACCTAGAGAACATCAACGGTCCTGTTGACATTCATGCCCCATCTTCGATTGGGGAAAACTTCAGGTGTATGTCTAGCGGTGGAACACAGCACTTCGCGGTTAGGGCAAACGGCCTTATTGTTGGTAGCCAGAATAGGGTAACCAATATTGGGTCGCCCATTGAGAACCAAGATGCTGCTACAAAGGGTTACGTAGATCAGCAGACCTCTGGAAGCGTAGGACTTGACAACGAACTTCCATGGCTACACGGGCAGTACAATGCCACATACTCACCCCCGCAGACAGGCAGTGGAATTGGAACAAGATTTACTTGGGATGGTGAAACCAATCCTGTAGCAAAGTTATCTGCTCCCAGTGAACCTGTCATGCTTGCAGACCCGAATGATCCGCAAAACGATGGTATGTTCCTAGCGATATACTGGTCATCTCCGAATGAGACTCAGATTTGGTCGATTGATCTTACCGCATTCGCGGAAGGTACGGCAGCACCTGAGAACAGGGGAGTAGACATCGTGACAATCTATGTTGCTGAGGCTGGCAAATGGACTGAGGTTGGTCGTTAATGTTCAATAAAGGCAGAGGAAAGAAGGCATTTGTACCGCCAAAACTAATGACAGCAGGAGGGGATCAGACCCAATGGGGGAGAACCACTCCTGTTTGGAGGGGTAATGGTGATTATGAAAACTGGATAGCAGGTGGGTGGTTTAAGAACTACAATGGAGATGGCGCAGGAAATGATTGGAGTGCCCCGCTTAACCTTGCTACCCAGCCATTCGCAAATACCACATCAGGATACGGAGCCGTTAGAGTCAGTTGGAGGGGTATTGATGGCACTAATCCTGAGTTCAGGGTTACGACATACAGAGCCGGTTTACACGCCGGGACAATGACTTTTGCACCGGGCCAAGCAATAAGAGACAGGGATCAGTGGTTTCACGTAATCATTTTCAGTAAGACTCGGAATAAATTTGGGATTATCCTTAACGGAAAATACTTTGGTGACCTTGATCACAGTGGCAACGGTCAGGTATGTTACCCTCAGTGCGCTAACCCGGACGGACTTGCTGTTAATATATTCGGACAGAGGTACGGAGGGGCGCCTTACACGCCAACTTATCCTAACATGACTATGTACAACTACTTCTTATCGAATATGTATGATTATGAAAAGTCTGGTGGACAATTTGCATCAAGAGGTGTTGTTAATGGCGATCCAACTACGTATGCAAATCCATGGATAAAGAACGAGGCAGGGTACATGATAACCCCTGTAACACTTGATGAGGATTCTGGTTTGGTTTCTGCGATAACAGGCACTGCTAGAGCATTGATGGTGACGATAGACCAAGGTGAAGGCGCGAGTAAAGCAACGGTTGTTGCAAACAGCAACTACACAAGCGCAGGCGCAGAAAATATTAATCCATCGAACAATACTTTTGAAGAACTACCAGTATACGGATACGACCTACGGGAGGCAAACTAATGTGGTACCAAGAATCAACAGATACTATTTATAACTACCCTAAGCAGGTAGAGGCTGAAGGTGTGGTTTACAGCAGCCAGATATTCAAGCACCCAGATCAGTTATCTCAGGTTGGTATCTTCCCCGCTGAGTTAACTCCTGTAGATGAAACCTATTACATACAGGGGGCTATGACCAAATCATTTGAAGGGTCAATGTGGCACCTTGGCTACGAGGAAACTCCGAGGGAATTGGAATCACTACGGTCAGAGCGTGTTAAGTATTGGCTTGAATACCTCAACATGACACTTTCGCCAACAGACAAATACCTGACACGCAAAGAAGAGTTGGAAACTTGGTTTTCAAAATGGAACATCAACCCGCAGTTACAGGAATGGCGTGATGGTGTCTACCTCCTGTTCAACACACGGCTTAACTCAGTAACCGAGGCGGTGACGTTTGAGGGGCTGATGCTTGCAGACGAGCAGCCATTCAACATACCTGCCCAACCAAACCCATTCGAAGTGGAGAATTAAGATGGCTTTAGAGAATGCTAACTACATCAGCCAACTGGCAAAGGAAAATCCGGAGGGAACAGACCTCGTAAGTGAGGGGGATAACCATCTCCGTCTGATCAAAAAGGTTTTGCAAAATTCCTTTGAGCCAACCATTGATGCCCCGCTTATTCCAGATATCACAGACAAAGCAAATCATCTCCTACAGGTGACAGACTCTGGCGACGGTATCGAATGGTCCCCGCCTGAGAACCTGCCGACTGGCTCCCTGTACTTCAGGTACTGGAAGTCTGCCGATCAGGTCCTGACGCCGGGAGACTCGACAATAAAAGTAACCTTTGATGCCGAGAAAGAAGATGTTGACAATCAATGGGTAAACTCAGAATGGACTGTCGGTGTCACTGGAATCTACCACATCGACGCTTGGTGGAGGATCACAGAGAACGCTATCGTGGACCATGACATGAAGATCATGGTAAACGGTGGAGAACACAAGCAACTTTCGTATACTGACTACAACAGTGGAACACAGAAACTGCACTCAATGCAGATATCAGATGACATGATGCTAAACGCAGGAGACAAGGTTTACGTCGCAGCGAGAACAGAATCTCAGTTGCGTATCGGAGGAAGCAATAATTCCCTAGCAGGGGTTTGCGGATATAGGATACGCTAATGGGCCAGTTGATACCAATCGAAAACATTGGTAGCGAGGGGATTGTAACCGATATCCCCGCATGGCAACTACCACCCGGAACTTGGAGCAATGGGAACAATGTTCGCTTTGATGATGTAAGCGTCAAGAAGTTCCCCGGCTACATGGAAGTGATGGAGAACTGTCCAGATAAACCACTGCACCTTGAAACATATCAGGTATACGATGGCGCAGAATACTATTGGATTGCTTTCTGTCTTGATTCTACTGATGGCAGTAAGCAGAAAATCCATGTCTACTATGGTGGCACTTGGTATGATGTTACGCCAACAGAGGGGCTGACCAACAGCAATAGCAGACAATGGCAGACAGCGAAACTTGGAGCCGTCTTGGTTGCTACCAACGGAATGAATATGCCACTATGGTGGCCTCTCAGTGATTCAACAGGAAAGCCTAGCCTTACTTCAAAGTTTGAGACTCTCCCGAACTGGATGGAGGAACAATGGATAGACTGCCAGACGATACAGGGATTCAAATCATTCCTGTTTGCAGGTGCGATCTATGACGATGCTGCTGACATCAGGAAGAACCGCTTGGTTGCATGGTCGGACATGACCAACCAGTACACACCTCCCGCCTCATGGGATTATACAAATCCAGACGGTGATGCAGGTATCTACGAACTGCTTGATACTGAAGGACCTATCGTCCATATGCAGCAGTTGCGTGAAGGCTTAATGATCTACAAGACTGACAGTATCGTGGTTGCCAGTTTCATTGGCGCACCATTCATGTTCAACTTCCAGACGATGACTGAGGATGTTGGGCTGATGTGCAAGAATGCCATCACAGAGGTTCCCGGTGGGCACTTTGTAATGGGAAGGACTGACTGCTACCTTAATAATGGTCAGACCATCACCCCTCTGCTGACGCAGAAGGTGAAGGATAAACTATACCACAACCTCAATGGAGATGATTTCCTAAGATCATTTGCGGTTACTGATTGGTCTAACAGTGAAGTATGGGCTTGTTATCCATCCCCGAACTCTAAGTACTGCAATAAGGCGATTGTATGGAACTTTGTGAACAACACATTCTCAGTCCGTGATCTACCTCAGTTATCGCACATAAAGGCAGGTGTGGCGCAGTACCTTCCCGGTGACGACACATGGAATGCACAGACCTACGAGTGGGATTCTTCTTCAAGACGATGGGGTACAAGGGATTACGATAACGTGGTTGAGAACTTGGTATTCGCCTCCACAGGAGATCAGAAACTCTATCGCCATGATGCAGGGAATACTGAAGACGGAACTGATATGTCCTCGTATATCGAAAGGACTGGTATCGACTTGGGTGATCCGTCAAGCGTAAAGCACGTCACAGCAGTATGGCCGAAGTTATGGACGACGGGAACTAACTCAACGCTCAAGGTATCCACAGGATACCAGATGTCAACGGAAGACCCAGTGACATGGGATTACACAGTGAACTTCAACCCTGATTACATGAGTAAGATCAGCGTCAGGACTACAGGAAAACTATTCGCAATCAAGGTGGAATCTGACGATGACATCGATTGGGGATTGTCTGCTGTAGAGTACGAGATCGTACCTGCGGGGAGAAGGGGAAGCAGGGTTTATGTCTAAAGAAAGTACCCTAGCGAGATATGCGCCGGGAGTACCGCCATCTGAGGGGCAGGAACTTACTCTGTATATGCAGAGCAATCTGAACTCTATAGCCAGTATGGTGAACTCCCCGATCAGGAACTTCCCGCCACTGAATGCCGAGCCAGACAAGCCACGTATTGGTGACATAGCCTACGCTGATGGTGATGCATGGGACCCCGGTGATGGCCCCGGACTGTATATGTATACAGACGATGGATGGGTGCTGATTGCTGCAGATACAGGAGCAGGAGGCGGTGTGCCTGTTGGTGGTATCATCATGTGGAGCGGTTCATTTGTTCCAGATGGATGGGCATTGTGTGATGGGGGTACAGCACCAGACGGTACTCGAACACCTAACCTTATCAACAGTTTCATCAAGGCCACAAACCT